AAGCACAAAATCAATTTGAAGGTATAGATATTCAGACTCTTGAAAATAAAAAGAATACATTAAGTCTTTCTATTAAAACAACAAGAAGTAACATTGAAGATCTTAATGAACTGATCAAGTCTAATAAAGTCACAATCCAAAAGCTAGACTCTGCTTTGTCTAAAATTAATATTGATGAATTAAACTCTGACAAGGAAAGATTTGATGAAGCAAAAATTAAGTTAAATACTTTATTAAACGAACTAAGTAACAATAAAAAAGATCTTAAAAACTCAGAAGAAAGTCTAAAAATTCTTAACTCTGTTCCTTGCACTTCACCTTGTGTTAAAAATCCTGCTTTAGAGTCTGGAATTGATCTTTCAAGTTGTAAGTTTATTTCTAGAGCACATAAAAGTGCAGAACAAAAAAGTAGTTATGAAAGCAATATTAGAAAATTAACTAGTTCTGTTAATGAGATTAAAGATTTTGTTAAGGACTTTGAAAAAATTCAAATAACTAAAAAAATTAAGATTTATAATGACAATGTTCTTAAACTTAAAAGCCTTAGATCAAAAGATCAAAACTTTACAGAAAAACTAAGTCTTTTATCTGAAAAGCTTTCTTCTAAAGAAAAGGATTATAATAAAGTTGTAGAGGAATATAATAATGCTGTAAAACTAATGTCTGCAACAGATCAAGAAAGACTCGAGGCATTAAGTAGTTCTTTAAAAGATTTAGAATATAGCATTAATGGTGTAAGCGCAAAATGGTCAAAGTCTGAAGGTCGCATTTCTTATCTACAAGACACTATTTTAAGGTACGAAGAAGAACGAGAAGAATTTGAAGAGCTTAACGAGAAGAATAAAATTTATGACATATTTTCATCTGCAATGTCTAAGAAAGGTATCCCTGTAACATTGATCAAAGACATGCTTCCTGTCTTAAATAATGAAATTAAGGACATCCTTTCAGCTGTTGTTCCATTTACTGTTGAGCTAGAAATCGAAGATGGAAGTAACTCAATGGATGTTTATATCAATTACGGAGATTCTAAAAGAATTATTGAATGTGGAAGTGGAATGGAAAAAATGATTTCTTCAATTGCAATTCGTGTAGCTTTAATTAATATTAGTTCTTTACCTAAGTCTGATATTTTTATTATTGACGAAGGTTTTGGCGCTTTAGATGATTCAAATTTAGAAGCTTGTAGCAGATTATTACAGTCTCTTAAGAAGTGGTTTAAGACAATTCTTATTATTTCGCATGTTGATGCCGTTAAAGATATTGTAGACGATACTATAGAAATTATGTCCAACGGAAAGGATGCATATGTCAAGTATTAAATTTGAATGGATAAATGAGTCTAATGAAAAGACTTTGCCACTCGATTGTCCTGTTTGTCATAACATGATAGTAACTGTTGAAGATGTTAATTCTTTAAGAGAAAAAGAGTGTTGTGCTGATTGTAATATAACATATTATTATCCTAACAAAGAAAAGTGGGATAAAGGATGGCGTCCGGACATAGTTAGAGATTGATAATTATATATTAAAGAGGTATAGTATGACTTACGAAGAGATTCATGCATTAGGCAGCAGTATTGATGGTGTTTACAATAACTACTCTGACGATGGAACAAGAAAAGTAACAGCTAAGCTAGATAATTATTGCTTGACTTTAACATATCAGACTGTAGTTCATATTGCTCGTGATCAAGGAATGCATTTGCAAACGCCTAGATTAAAAGATGAGTCTAGTCAAATGATTAGAAGCAGACTTAATTTAATCAAAAAGACTTTTAGAGAATGCTGTGATAGAACTCTTAAAACAAGCAAGTTAAGTGAAAGTGATTTTTTTGAAACAATTTCAACAAGTCCATATACACCTAAAAGAGTTGTTAAATATTCAATGTCAGTTTCATATGAAATAAGTTAATATGTCAAAGTCAAAGCAGCATCAAATAAGTGAAATAATTAAATGTGGTAAAGACCCCGTTTATTTCATGAACAAATATCTTAAGATACAGCATCCTGTTAAAGGGTTAATACCTTTTAAAACTTATCCTTTTCAAGATGACTGTGTAAAAGATTTTAATGATCATAGATTTAATATCATTCTTAAGTCTAGACAATTAGGATTATCAACTCTTGTTGCTGCATATTCTGTTTGGCAAGCAATATTTTATAAAGAAAAAAATATATTAATTATTGCAACAAAACTAGCAGTTGCACAAAACTTTATTAGAAAAGTAAAAACTGCTATTAAAAGCCTTCCTTCTTGGTTGGTCCTTCCGGAAATTTCAGCAAATAATAAACAACAAGTTGAATTTACTAATGGTTCACAAATTAAAGCTGTTCCGACAAGTGAAGATGCAGGACGTTCTGAAGCTCTTTCGCTTCTTATTGTAGATGAGGCAGCATTTGTTAGAAACTTTGATGAACTTTGGATGGGACTTTATCCTACACTATCTACAGGTGGACGAGCAATTATATTAAGCACACCTAATGGTATGGGAGGACAATATTACCAGTTATATACACAGGCTGAAAAGAAAAAAAATAAGTTTAATCCTATAAAACTTATGTGGGATGTTCATCCTGAAAGAGATCAGCATTGGTTTGACACAGAAACCAACAATATGTCGCCAAGACAAATTGCTCAAGAGCTTTTATGTGACTTTGCAACAAGTGGTGAAACATTTTTTACTAGTGAACTAATGATGGAACTTAAGATGCAACAAGTTCCTCCAATTGAAATGAGCGGTCCTAATAATGCTGTTTGGTATTGGGATTATCCAAAAGAAGGTGTAAAGTATTTATTATCAGCGGATGTAGCCCGAGGTGATGGCAAAGATTATTCAACATTTCATGTTTATAATTGTAAAGATTTTACTATAGACTGTGAGTTTAAAAGCAAGATTCCTCCAGACCATTTTGCTTCTCTTTTATACGATATTGCTAGACGATATAATAAGGCTATAATATGTCCAGAGCAAAATGCATACGGTTATACAGTCTTAATGAAGTTGCGTGATATGGAATATCATAATCTTTATTTTGAGAGCACAAAAGAAAAAAATAAATATCTTTTTGGTGATAAAAATAACATTGGAAAAGCAGGTTACATAACACGAGCTGATACAAGACCAAAAATGCTTTCAAATTTTGAAGACTTAGTAAGAAATAAAAGACTTAAAATAAAGTCTGTTAGATTATACGAAGAATTAAGAACTTTCGTATATAAGAATAATAAGCCGCAAGCAATGAAAGGTAAAAATGATGACCTAGTAATGTCATCAGCTATCGGTGCTTGGATTGCGCACACAATGACAGATAATTATTCAAAAAATGATAATGAAATGTCTGCAGCGTTGCTTAAAGGAATGAATCGAAATTCTCATAAAATTAGTGAAACAAATATGAGTCCTTTCTATAATAATAGTATGACATCAGTTAATCCAAACGTTCCTATTGTAATGACAGATGGTCTGAAGCAAAAACTTAATGGAACAGGTTTAGTAGGTAAAAAATCAGAATTTGATTGGTTATTTTAATGGCAGAAGAAAATTTATTTAAAAAGTTAACGACACTTTTTAGGTCTGGACCGACGATAAAAAGAAAAGTCAAACAATATAAAGGTACATCATCACCTTCTTCTTTAGAAATGTTTAAGAAGGCACATAGTGATGTTTATAATAGCACAATTAGTGCTTACGGATCTTATGATAGAATGGCAAGATATTCTGACTTTAGTGAAATGGAATCAACGCCAGAGATTTGTAGTGCATTAGATATTTACTCAGAAGAATGTGTAGCTGCTGATGCTGAAGGTAAAGTTCTTCATATTTTNACTGAAAATAGAAAGATTAAAAGTCTTTTAGAAAATCTATTTTATGATACTTTAAATATTGAATTTAACTTATCAATGTGGGCTAGAAACCTATGCAAATATGGTGACTTTTTTCTTTTTAATGATATTTCACCTGAGTATGGTGTAATTAATGCCTTTCCAATACCTATAGCAGAAATTGAAAGAGAAGAAGGCTTTGACCCTGATGAAATGACTGCTGTTAGATTTAGATGGATTTCGCAAGGCAATCGAGTCCTAGAAAACTGGCAAGTATCGCATTTTAGACTACTTGGTAGTGATGCATTCCTTCCATATGGTTCATCTGTTTTAGAAGGTGCAAGAAGAATTTGGCGGCAATTAATTCTTATTGAAGACGCAATGCTTGTTTACAGAATTATTCGCTCTCCTGAAAGACGCGTCTTCTATATTGACGTTGGTAATATTCCGCCAGAAAATGTTGCTGATTATTTGGAACAAGCACAAACTTCTCTTAAAAGAAATGCTGTTATTGACAAAACTTCAGGCAGAGTAGATTTAAGATATAATCCGCTTTCAGTTGATGAAGATTATTTCTTGCCTGTTCGAGGCGGTGATAGTGGAACAAAAATTGACTCTCTAGCTGGAGGTAGCAATACAACAGCAATTGAAGATGTTGAATATATTCAAAAGAAATTGTTTTCAGCACTTAAAATTCCTAAAGCTTATTTAGGATATGATGAAGATATTGGATCCAAGGCAACTTTAGCACAGGAAGATATTCGTTTTAGTAGAACAATTCAAAGAATTCAAAAAACAATTCTTTCAGAACTTAACAAGCTTGCAATGATTCACTTATATTGTCATGGTTATACAGGAGAAGATCTTTTAGACTTTGAACTAAGATTATCTAATCCTTCTTCAATTGCACAACAGCAAAAACTTGAGCTTATTAGGACTAAGTTTGAAATTGCTGCTCAGGCTCCAGAAGGTGTTGTTGATAGAAACTGGATTAGAACACATATTCTTGATTTAAGCAAAGATGAAATAGAATCTGTTATTTCAAGTAGAAAAGAAGATAAGCTAGAAGATTTAGAATTAGAAGCTGTGAGACTACCTGATGCTGACGAAGGATCCTTAGAAGGAGAAGATCAACCCGGAGGAGGATTTGGAGCAACTACTGATTCTCCAGGCGGAGGTCTTTTTGGCGGAGGAGATGATAAAGGAGCTGATGCAGGAGGAGGCGGCGGCCTTTTTGCTAATCACTCAATAGATGATGATGATCTTCTTGAAGAAGAAGACGAGCTAAATGAAGACGACGAGCTAGAAGAAGCTGGAAAAGGTAAAAAAAGCAAAAACAATAGCACAAAATATGCTGCAGCAAGAAAAAGAGGTAAAAAAAGAGTTGTAAAAGGTAAAAATAAAGGACAAAGCAGCATTATAGTTGCAAAACCTCCGACACTGAAAACTGATGCAAGTTTACCAATTGCACCTTCAGCAAAGTCTTTAATAGGAAACTTAGGTAAGCTTAGTTTATCTGATAGTGTTTTACCTCAAACTAATCTAATGAATGATTTTATTGATAGACAAATTACTAAATTCCATGGCTTTGAAAAAACATTAGATAAAATGGGATTTGACCTAGGAATTAATTCATCATTNAAAAATAGCCTTATAACAGAAAACAATGAAGAATTTGAGCTTGATGATGATATAATTATGGATAGAGAAACAAAAGGTAATGATGATGGCGAAGACTCATAATAAAAAAAGAAATATTGGCATTATATATGATCAAATGATTTCATCACTATGTGAGTCATATATTGAAAACGACCTCACCAAGTCAAGAAAGATTCTTAAAATTATTAAAGAATCTTTTAAAAAAGGATCCCAGCTACAAAAAGAGTTACAGTTTTTTAATTCTTTTCTTAAAATGAGAGGTCTATCAGAAAATTTAAGCTCAGCAATTATAAGCGAAGCAAAACAAGCATCTAGATCTCATTTTGATAAAGAGAANTTAGAGTTAGAAAAGTCAAAACTAATAAAAGAATTAAACTACACTTTTGGTAAAGGTGTAATATTTGAGAAAAAAGTTAAAAATTATAAGACATATGCAACTATTCAAACACTTTTAAATGAATGGCGCCGCGAAGAAAGCAATTTTTCAGAAGCTGTTAAGTATGAAATTAAGCTTAATGAGTGGCTTACTTCAAAAGAAGAAGTTATTGTAGAAAATAAAGATTTTAATGATATCGATAAAGTNACTTTAAAGATTATGAGTAATAAGTTTAATGAGAAATATAAAGGTTTNACAGAAAATCAAGCAGATTTAATAAGCAAATATATTACTTCTAAAGAAAATAACAATGAAGAAATTACTAGTTATTTTAAAAGTATCAAAGAAGAAACATTAAATCTTTTAGAAAGTTACAAGTCATCTTGTGACAGTTCATATGTTTTGTCAAAATATGGCACAATATACGATAACGTTAAATCATTAAACGAAAATAATATAACTGAAGATAACCTTAAAAAGTTTTTAACAGTTTCTAAACTACAAGACGAATTATTAGGTGAATAAAATGAATGCAACACCATCTCTAATAACAGAGTGGATTCCTTTTGATATTGACAAAAAGGTCCTTGAGGAGCAAAAGCGAACCGGAGGTCCTATGTTGATGAAAGGTATTCTGCAAAAATCAGAAACTGTTAATCAAAACGGTCGTATCTATCCTAAGATTATCTTAGAGCGAGAAATAAGAAACTATCAAAAGTTTATTAAAGAGAATCGCGCTTTAGGAGAACTTGACCATCCGGACTCTTCTGTTGTTGAGTTAAAAAATGCTTCTCATATGGTTCGTGAAGCTTATATGGAAGGTAATGTTGTTTACGGCACAGTTGAGATTCTAAATACGCCTAGCGGACAAATTTTACAGTCTCTTGTCGAAAGTGGAGTTACTTTAGGTATTTCATCACGAGGTGTTGGGTCAACTGTTCCGCAAGGACAATATCAAATGGTTCAAGACGACTTTCAGCTTATTTGTTGGGACTTTGTTTCTGAGCCTTCAACGCCAGGTGCTTTTATGATGAGAGAAGGTAGAGAATTTACTCGCAAGCAGTTAAACGAAATTTTTAACAAGTCTGATAGAATAGATAGAATATTTAACGATATAATGGAGTGGAAATAATGGCTAATAAAGATCACAATACAAGAGTTCCGTTACCTAATCACAATTCATCAGCTGAATA